TAATTCGTGAGTATCTAATAGTTGCATACACATAGAAACCACAGTCATATCAAGTTCTTTAGGTATCGAATCAATGGGGAAATGAATGTAATTACTAACATCACTAACCACTTTATCAACCACAAAATCAATAATGCTTGAATAATCCTCATTACCATTATCCGGAACCAATATGGCTAATTTCGCTATAATTTTATTCTTCCTTGGAAATTCAATCATTTAATCATCCCCTATTCATTAGGAATCAAAGCTAACAAATCGGCTTTAGCTGTTTTACCTGTGTGATTAATGCTATGAGCATCTAACCATGCCGTAATTTCAGCTACCGTATTACTTTCAGTAGGCTTTGAATCGCTAGGGGCTACGCTTTTGGGTCTGTTGTTGGCTTGTCAGCAATAACAAATTCAATTCCTTTTGTCTTAGTCTTCAAAAGAAGAACATCATCATATGATTCTTCATAATACAAATAATTACCACTATTAGCAGCAGATGGTGCATCGAATCCAGCAAAAGCATACTTTTCAGGAGCAATTTGTACACCGTTAAAAATCAAAAACATTTCAATTTGCTTTGCATCGTCTTCAACCTTTGAGCCAACTGTAAAATTAAAAGCAGTTTGCATTAAGTCAGAAGGAATAACATTGATTGTCACATCTTCCAAACTATAAACAGTACGATTGATTTTACTTGGATCAGTTAAAATGATTGAACGATTCAACGCTTCTGCATTCTTCAACATCTTGTTTACCTTTGGTGTTACATATAGAAATCGTCCTTGTTGTGGAATACGTTGTTCATCAAAGTTAGCCATCATATTATCAAAAGCAGATAAAATATTCTTCTCATCCAAAGTATCAGTATTAATTCCACCATCAGCGGCTTTAACTTTTTCTTGATACAACTTACTAAACATATATCTATCTTTTTCAGGCAACTTTTCATCCAAATTAAATTGCTTAGTGATATTTGCCAATGACACTACCATATTAGATTCATCGATATCTGATGGGTCTACCAGTGTTGACCAGTAACGTTCGTTTTCCAATTCATATGAATCCCAATCATTTGAGTAGTTTGCTGCAGGCTGTGTAATTGTTCGACGTGTACGATCACGACGACCTTCATCAATAGTCAAACGTGGTAATTTAATGTGTTTAGCTCCATCAAATTTAATAGATGCATTTGATGGTGAATTCCATAAAGCAGCAGAAAATAAATGACCATCGTAAAATGCTTGTTGAATAGCTTGTTGATATGCATCGGCATAATTAATTGTTGGCATGTTTTATTGCTCTCCTTTAAATATATTAGTTAGTGTTTGAACATCATCTTTGTCATTAGAACCATCACCGCCACCAGGGTTATATGATTGTTTTTGACCTTCATCAAATAAATAACTATCAGACTTCTTAAGTGCTTCTAGTTGATCATTAACACCAATCAACTCATCTTTATCATTTAACTTGATGTCGTCCATATTCAATAGACCTTTGATAGCCTTAGGATTGCGAACCTTAGCGGCAGCTAAAGTTTCATTCAAAGCTCCGTTCAATTTGGTTTGACTTAGTTGATTATTAAGATTAGTGGTATCAGTTTTGTATTTATCTTGTAAATCACTAAGTTGACTAGATAAATCATCATTATCTTTAACCTGTTTGGATAGTGACTTGATATCCTTATCACGTTCAGCAATTTGAGCTTTATAAGATTCATTTTCTTGCTTGATTGAGTCGACATCCCCAAATGACTTTTTGACATTTTCAATATCAGCACCATTTTTCGACATGATTTGTTCAATGACTTTATCGTCTAGGTTCAAACTTTTTAAAAATTCTCGTTTCATAATGAAAAATCCTCTCTCGTTAGATTTACGTGGAACGGCCACATTTGAGGTATAAAAAATAAGCACTTTTACGACTTGCTCAGGTCAAAAAGGGTATAAAAATAGCACTCAACTTAATTGTTGGGTGCCTAGAACATAGCAATAGTTTTTTGTGTTGGAAATTCATTTGTATCTCCAAATTTTTTTAGTTCTGAATGTAGTCTTTCATAAAATGTCGGAGGATAGTTATTTAAAATATCATCTTCAACTTTAGTAGCTTCTCTTGAACGGCTGTATAAAATAATACCTTTTTCATCATCTTCTGGTTGATATTTATATTTAACAATATCCCCATCATCAGACAATAACCAAAGTCTAATCATGATATCTTTCCTCCTTATACAATTCTGCTGAATAATTATATATTTCATTAGCTTGCTTATGGGCCTTTTCATAAGTAGTTTGATTATCAGTCATTATGATTGACTCAAACATCTCATGTTCCAACAACATTATATCAGCATTGCTTATTTCTTTTCCACTCTTTGATAACAAGTGTTGCCATGATATTGCCATATCATAGCTTGGGTCGAACTGTTTTATATCTCCGTTATCAAATCTATGCTGATTAACAAAGATATGATTAAATACCTTTCGAATAGCGGTTGATGAAAAGCCCGTGTTCTGTTCAATTCTATCAATTTGCGGTTTCATTTTTCGATCGGTAAATTCATCATACAATTTATAGGCAATTTTATCGTTGTTATTGTATGTAGGTTTACTATCCCAATCATGACTCACTGCACCTGATTTATTACCATTAGCATATTTATTTTTCCACTCATCAAAAGACATATTATTAATAATCTTACCTTTGCCAGTTTCTGGATCACGCATCCAACGCTCTTTAACATCTGGTAAATCCTTAATGTGTGGAACTGTAGTGCAACGACAATGAGGATGGATTAATGGATAATTAATACCTTCCCTTTTTTCAGACATCTTAAATATCTTGCCATCTAATCGGGCACAAACTTCACAAGTATGGGATTCAAGAGTTGCCATATATTCATACTCTTCAATACCTGACTCTTCATAAGCCTTAGAAGTGGCCTGTTCAGCGATATGTCCCATTTCAGTTATAACTAAACGATGTATTTGATGCCTACGGATACCTTCAAACCTTTGTTGAAACATCTTAGTGATACGTTCTGGACTATAACCCATAAACGTTCCACGCAACATCACATCGACTAACTGACCTGGTAATTCATCACGATAGTTTTTCCAAACACGCTTTGAAAAATCTTCTTTGTGCCAGGGCTGATTAACAATATATTTAACCTGGTCTTCATTGAATTGAGCAAAATTACTAGTAAGTTTATTCTGTTGTACTTGAGTATTAAAAATAGTCGTCATGTAAGTTTCTTGAAACTGATTAGTTAACCTATTGGATAAACTATCCGTTTCATCACTTGCAAAACGACTACTAATTTCTTTAAGTTGCTCTTCTAAATCCTGCAGCCTTGCTATTCTACTTTTGAAATACTCGGAATCTAACTCTTTAGTATAGCCACCTTTAATTGCCTTACGTCTAAACTCTGTAAGAGTCATTTTCCAACTAGTGCTACCAACTGTTTTCAATAACTGTTTTGCGGTATCGACATCAATATCATGATTACTAGCGTACTTTGAATACCAAGTATTGGCTTCTTGTTCTAATTCATATTCCAGACTTGATAAGCGAGGTTTTAAATTGCTCTCATAATTTGCAACATTCTCAAGTTCTTGAGCTTTAATTCTTAAATATCGTTTATCCCAATAGCCAAGTTTAGTCATTCTCATCACCATTTAGATTATTGAGATTACCAGGATTAGAATAACCATCTCGATTGACTTCATCATCACGACGATTCTTCATCTCTTCTTGCCAATCATCAACTATTGGATTAGCTTTGGCAATAGCTTCATCGGATGAATAGTTAGCAACTTGTGAAATAACTTGTGCATCTTCCAAACTGTTATGAATGGCTGTACGTGTCCATTTCTGATTGATTTTTCTTTCTTCGTAGTCAGATACATTCAACCATTTCATAATTGCTCTAATCAGCTCATTTAGACTATCTCTAAAATATGATTCCGTCATTGAAGCCTTAAGTTCCAAATGGCTATACAACATTTTGATTGCTGTACCGGTCGCATTATTTGTAGCAAAATCTGTTGGATCAATACCTTGAGCTTCCACAAACAAATCTGATTTAGTTATATCAAGCAAAGAATTTCGTGCTTCTGTTGGTATATCAATGGTCAACTTATCTAATCCGGATTTATCACCAGGTCCTGTGCTTTCAAACTTAACTGCCTTATCAATTTTCATTGTCTTTTTAAATTCATCAATATCCTCACCACCGTAATTAGTAAGGACAAGAATTACTTGTTGAACATCATCAACATCATTAACAAATCCATTGTATACATTGTCATAAACATCAATCAGACCTTTATATTTTAATAAATCCGGTCGTGCATATTCATTCTTCTTAAATCTGATAAATGGTACTCTGCCAAATTTGTGTTTCATAACATTGCTACTTCCGACTTCATCCCCAGAACTAACGTCATAAATAGGGAATCGGTCGTCCATAGGCACCAAGTCGGTATAATCATAACTTTCTGATTTATAAACTGTTACATCTTTATCAGTCCAATACTCATGCACCTTATAATATTTTCCATTGTCTGGATTTAATTCCTTGTAAGTTCGTCTAACTGCTAACAATTTATTATCTAGGTCATTCGAATAAATTGGTGTTACTTGTCCTGGTGGAACAATTCCATATCTAAATTGGTCATGTTCATCAATCCAATAATGTACCCATGCCATCCCAGCATTAGCCGCATCAACAACTAATTGATTCATACGAAGATTGAAATTATCGCCCAATGTTTTCTTGATTTTAGTATTAAGATTGTCATTTTCAACATCAATGGCAGGAGGAATTGTAGCAACATATCCAACCTCTTGATCAACTAACAACTGATGAAAATTAGAACTTACACGATTGTCAGCTCTTCGAAGTATATCGTCTTTACCTTCAGAATTAGTTTTTGATTCGCCATTGTTGCGATTAGTAATGTCATTTTTATTAAAATAATAATTCAAAGATTTTTGATATCTATTAATAAACTTGATTCGTCTTGGATCAGTTCGTTTTAATAGCGCAATCATTGCTTCTTTTTCCAAGGTTTGAACCCTCCCTTCTTCATAATTGGTTCTAGTTCATATCTAGTTTTATCGATAGTATGGTCATTGCCGTCAGGATATCCCGATTTGAAGTTACCATTGCTATCTCGTTCCAATTCATAACTAGAAAATTCTCTAGCCGTATTAGGACAACGTACTGGATCAATAATTATTTCTCGTAAATCTTCAAGCCATTTAAATCCATGCTCACGACTACCAGGGCCTTTAATGGCTCCTCTGATATTCAATCCGTAATCTCTAAGCTCGGCAATGGTTCTTGGCTCAGCAGAATCAGCAATAATAGGTTCGTTCATTGGATTAAGTTTCTTGATTGCAGCGACTGCTTCACGATTAGTCATTCCTACCTGATAAATCTCATTAAACATAAATATTCTTCTTCGTGCCGAATCCAGATAAACATCACCATATGCCAATGGATCATGAGCAAATCCAAAATCTAATCCGTGATAAATCTTGTCAAAATGGCTAATTTCTTCATCAGTGATTTCACGTAAAGTAATGTTATTAAATACTTCAGCACCAGTACCGGTTATTTCGCCCATATATTCATGTTTGAAGGCTTTGGGATTATCCTTTTTCAATTGTTCAGCATCTGCCAAGAATTCCTTACCGAGCCATTCTATAGGAACTGACAAGTAATCTGATGAATGAACTAAGGTATCATCTCTCAAACCTTCTGATGCTGTTGTTTGATTGACCCAACTATTAATGCTTGCGGGTGGATTGTAAGAATAAAAGGTAATTATATTGCTACCACCACGGTTTAATGATTGGTTTATTGAACGTATCTCAGCCCAATTATTAAATTCATCGGTTTCTTCATAATGTTTGAACTTAATGTAACCATGTCTAAATTTCTGTGATTTAATTTTTCTTGGTTTATCTGCACCTTTAAATCTAATCTGTTGCCCAGTTGGTTTATAAGTCAATGTCATGGGACTCACTGATTCTTTCCAAAAATCTTGAACGCCTAATACATCAATCGCCCAAAGATACTGATCATAAACTGAATCTCGTAATGTAGCTGCAACCTTTCTTAATACGACCGCATTAGCTTCCGAATCTCGCATGATTCCAAGGACTACCTCAATTGATATAAAACTCGACTTGGTTGAACCACGTCCACCTTTAAGCCAATAATTTGAATGTCTACGATTCTTGATATCTACATGAAGTTGTCTGAACGATGGTGCAATTTTACTTTTGAGTCTTACCTTTTGAACCATCTTCATCATCTCCTTCAATATCATCTATGATCTGAATCATATTATTGTCATCCTTGTCTTTAAATGTATCAGCCAATTTAGTTAAACTATCCAATGCTTTCTGCTTATCATAAAGTTTGACTACTAATCCATCTTTTCCCCGATGCATCTCCTGAACCAGCGACCAATCTATTTCCTCACTAGGTTTTAAATAAATATCAGCAACATGTTTCTCAACCGGATTATCATCTGTATCAAGAAAAACATTGCCATCATTATCCATAACAATCTCTTTATGAACCTTATAGTCTAATACATCTCCCAAACTGGCAAAGGCTTGCTTGGCATATTCCTTAACAATGTCATCAATACTAATATAAATATCCGAATGTAGTTGCTTCTTTAGTTTTGCTAATTGTTGTTTTACGTTAGGCTTTGTAAGGGTACGGCTTCCCTCAACCTTTGACGTTTCATAACTTGCACCATAAGCCTTTCGGTATGCTTGTGTGGCATTAAATTGTTGCAAATAAAAAAGGCAGAACGATTTTTGCTTTTCTGTTAGCTTATCGTTTGCCTCTAATTCATCTATTATTTTGGGTGCAACCTTTTTAGATTTTGTATGCATACTCTTTTTAATGGGTGCACCCCTTTGCCAACCGTGTCTACTCTTCCACGATTTGACTGTATTGATTGAAACATCGTACTTACTTGCAATGTCTTTATACTTCATTCCAAGTAAGTAATCCTTTTCTGCCTCTTTCCATTTAATCATCACATATCACCTAACCTCCTATCAGAATAATATCCAGTTACTAAATTTCATTGTCCGCTATAAATTGATACTCATAATTGGTTTTAAGAATCATTTCACAGAACTTAATAATGTTTTGCGCATCAGTTTGAGTATTAATAACTAATTTATGATTACTCTTATTGCCATACTGTCTAATCAAATCTACCCATTTTTCACTATTTGCTGCAATATAATGATTATCTTTTAGATACTTTACATTTTGTTGAAAACTTTGTCCGGATTTTGCTCCCCAATCAACGGCAATATGATCAAGTAAAATTCTTCCTAAAGAGATTACACCTGTATATGAGCTTACTGAATAACATCTTCTCATTTCTTCATAAATTTCATTTACATCGTCTGGTAAATGCAATACCGAATTGCCATAATTAATACCTGGAACCTGTATCATGCTTCCATCCTCACTTTCTGCTATAAATGATGGTAAATTACAACTTGTACAAATAAATACGCCAAATGCTTTGGAATTATTGGCATAAGAATCCCCCATTGCTTTGTCCTTTAGATACATCCCTTTATCTGAGGAAACCTTTGTACCACAATACCCGCAAATATAAGTTGCAGGAGTTATTTTGCTAAAATTCCAATCAGAAAAATCCGGTCTTAGTTTATAAAGCATTTTAAATACCCTCCTAAATTAATATCAACTAGGAAAAAGTATATCATGATGAAAGCTAGTAAAATCAGGTTATCAAACCAAACTAGATCTATTGTGCTTTATCAATTAACTCAGTTATCAATATATCTTGATAACAGCATAGAAAAGTCATTTTGTTTAACTATGTATTGAAAAAAATATGGATTCCAGGATTCGAACCTAGATGATTACTACCGGAATTTATTATAGGGGGAGGGATTCTCTATTATTGGTATTAACTTACTAAGTAATTAGCAATCATTGAGCCTATCTCAATCCACAAAAAAAGTGACCCTTTCCACAGGTCACTCCAAAAATCATAGCGAGGCTAAACATAGAACTATCTCACTAATTCCACGATATCATTATATATCTTTAAAACATGCATCGATTGACAGATTTTTGACATCATTTTGACATGTCATTTATGCTATCAGCACCAAACATCAATACTGACAACTCTTCACGTGCTCTTCTCTCATCCCTCCGAATTGTGTTCTCATCAACAGAATATTTTTCTGATAAAGCTCGATAAGTCATTTTATGCTCGGCAATGTAAAGATTATAGATAACATCATACCTACGATATCCTTCGTCAACACTATCTTCACAAATATGTTTGTATTTGCTAAGACTGGCATTTACAAATTTCATAAGTTCTTTAGATCGTACTCTATAACCAATTAACGAATACAGACTCAATTCATATTTGGAAAGTTTTACATCATCTTCTAACTTAGGAAGCTCAACATTCAAGTGACTCTCTAAATATTTGTAATTAACCAATAATATTTTTACATTGCGCAATTTCTTCTCCGACTCAAGTTTTTGAAATGAGTCGGATTTTTTTACCAGCTTATCGGCAAGTTTTTCAATCGTCTCATCGCTTAATTCGATTGCTCCCATTATTTAACCCCTTTACATTAATCTTCGAAACTCTAGTAATCTATTTCCTCAGCAATTTCATAAACTTCTCCCATACTTTGGGGTGGGACTTCACTAAAGTCTTCATATCCTAATTGTTCTGCAGCTATTTGCAGTGCCCACGCTGATACATCATCAGTCATAATTCAACATCCCTTTCTAATTTTTTTGTAAATTAATGACGTTATCTTTAGACTCGACCTCATCACTTTTTGAATTTTGATCTGATTCAACATCATCAACCGACTTGCCAGTATCTGTCTTTACCTTGCCATCTTCTATATCGATATATGTTTGACCGGGTATCTTTGATTTCAATTCATTTGCGGCCATGTAACCTGTATTTAGATCACGATCAAGTAACATGGTTGTTGATGTTCCTACTTGTGGTGCCAACGTTGACTTAGTTTCGACGACAACAACAACTGAGGGTCTTTGGTGATTTGGGATATAGGTCAAAGAAATTGTAATCTTTGGGTTCTTAGTTGCATCCGTATTCAAATCAATAATGTTTTTGCACACCTTGTCCACTTCTTTATCAACCTTTGCTT